GATGACGGAATATTCTGTAGGTTAGGCTCGCTAGATGAGAACCTACCAGTTTCTGCACCGTGCGCTTTGAAGTTGGTGTGTACACGGCCATTGATTAGGAGGCTCTTACGTTCTTCAATCTTCACCTTGCCATTTGTTGTACGCTTGACTTCTCCTCCTGTATAAGGAGTTACATAAGTAGTCATAAGTTTGTTCAAGTCTTGATACTGTAACAGAGCATCTACTAGCTCATCTTTACCGCGGTAAAACTCTAGTGCCTCGGCAGAAACAGAGTAGTGCGCTTGATTCAGCTCTTCTTTGTTCTTTTGAGCCTCGAATCCCTTAGGAGTCAAGACATGCTTGAACTTAGTGTTAGGGCGGATACGTGGAGACGCACCACCAAATAATAGCTCTTGCTTTGCTGGGACTGAGTTAATAGAGAAAGCTTTGCCCGCAATCTTGTAGCAACGGGCCTCGGCATCTTGCTTACCTTTTTCAATCTCTTGAGCAAGAATCTTAAGGGCATCTTGGTCAATATAAGCCCCAGTTAACTCCATGTCACATAGAGCAACTAGCACATCCATCTCCAAGGTCCAGACCCTCTGTAGGTTTCCAGTAATCCTTGGAGCTAACGCTTGGTATAGTTTCCATGTTAGCTCTGCATCAATACCAGAATAATTAGCAACATCAGAAAAACTGTGTAGAGCAACATTCTCTCCAACTCCTTTTTCCATATCTACATGCAGCTCTCTCAGAACGCAAGACTTCAAACCTAAATCAAATTTGTTGAGGTTGTTGATAATAAAAGAGGCCATCAGTGTATCGAAGTGCGGTCCTGCAGGTACACGGCCAGCGTAATATTTTGCAACCGATTTTAAATCAAACTTTGCGTTGTGTGCGATTTTAAGTGCAGGGCCAAACATGATTGGCTCAATAGCGTCAAACACTTGACGAGGAGTTAGTTGAACTGGTGGTTCACCAAACTTGGCAGTCCACTTACGTTCATCTTTAGAGTAGTGTGAATCAAGTATAGGCTTACCTTCGGCTAGACGACGCTGGCCCTGTAAGAGAAGAGGCTTGTCATGTCCTTGGAGTTCACCATTAGGGTGACCCATAGGAATAACGTCTACACGACCTTCGGTCGCAAAAGAAATCCAACAGACATCATTGATGACTGGATATAGGCGATTATCGCCGATTGTTTCTACGTCAAATGCAAACGCATCGACTTTGGAGTAGTACTCCACAAATTCTTGTAACTGTTCAACAGTTGTAATGATGTTCATAAGAGCCCCTTATAGAAAGAGTGGAGGGTCAGGTAGAAAGGCGTTTCAAAAACCCTGACCCCCCACATTAGTGAGTGGTTAGGAAATGAGCTGGCGAGCAACCTTTAGCAAGTCTTCGCGGGGGCTCACGTAGACTGCGCTCTTGTCATATGCTACCGCAGTAGCTGAGAAAGCGATGATGCTTTCATCGTCCAGCTCCCACTCGTCTGCAAGGTCAGTTCCACGTACACGGTCAAGTGTGTATTGGGTTGTGTTACCTGAACCTGTGCGAGATACAGCCCAGTAGTACTTGGTTAGTGGACCACGGCGTGGGTCATCGTTTGCAGCCTGTAGCTGACGAGCGAATGACGGTGGCGCAGTCATAATCTGTACGTTTGGTTCACCGTCAGATAGAACGATGATGTTGAATGCGAACTTAGGGCGAGGCTTGTCACCAGCAATAGTACATAGTGGACACTCGTCACCTAGACAAACAAATGAACGACGGCCTTCCTTGATGGCATCAATCCAGTGCATTTCGTAAACTGCAAATGGCTCGTCCTGCATAAAGCGGACAAGTTGTGCCTGGTCGCTGAAACGGAAGTCAGTTGGGTAATCCCCTGCTTCACGCTTTGGCTTTAGTGCTGTTGCAGCAGCTCCCCATCCAGACTGGACAGTGGTGCCGTGCTTTGGAGCAATGTCAACGGTGTCTTCGGCTAGATAGCTGTCTGCGTTAACGCTTGGTGAGTATGTCATAATTTACTTTCTTTGTCTTGAGTCTTGCGACTACTTTTATTTACTTGAGGCAATCTGCCTACTATTACATTATAGTGCGTCTTTCCATCTTTGCACAAGTGTTTCTGTTAAATCGTGCAAGTCTTTCCATTCAACACGGGCGGAACCAAGGAGTCCACGTTTTGCAAACTCCTCGATAGAAATCTCGATTAGACGGCGTGTATAAACGCGATTTCCATTTACCTTTTTACCATTAAGTGATTTAGAACGCAAGCGATATGGAGCAATTGGTATATAACCTTTTTTCTCCCACAAACGAATAGTTACTACTTGCTTGTCTAATGCTTGTGCTAATGCCTTAATAGTAAAAACCTCTGTTTCAACTCCCTTTAGAGTCTTAATGACGGGATTTGCATCCCAGCCATTAGACTCACCAGAAGCTACTTTACGACGCTTATCTGCTACTGGAGTAGACTCACGACGTTTTTGCTTTGAACCGGGTGCGCGGTCTAGACCCTCGAATGCTTTGAGGATGTCTGCATCACTACGCATACCTGGCATATATTACTTCTTTACTGTACGAAGAGCCCAAGTTACTGTGACTGGGAACATTTCATCTAGTTGGTCTTCTGTTAGCTTATCTTGATAATAAGCAGCCATTAGTGCATCTTCATTAATGACACGCTTCATTTCATAAACGTCATCACCAAGACCTACTTCATCGATAATCTCTTCTGCACGGAACTCGTTTAGTTTACGGCTAGAACGACGCTGTTTTTCTAAACGAACAACGCTATCAACAGGGGTCTCAAGGTCAAACTGAAGGTTACCCTTTTCGTCCTCAAGTCCCTCCTCATCTAGAACTGCAAATAGTTTTTCACGAAGTTCTTTAGCACGAGCTTCAAAGATTTCCATTGAGCTTTTGATTTTGATATATTCGCGTACCTGTGAGTTAAAATCATCAGGGTTAGCTACGCGTCCTTCTTCAGGAATTAGATTTGCCATTATTGCCTCCTATAGTAATTTGTCTGTTAAGAAGTCTATCAGACTTCCAACAGTTAAGTCAACTCCACCTTTAGAGTTGATGTTAGCTCCGTCTAGGATTGCTCCTGCAACAGCGCCCTTTTGCTTAAGCATAGCGTATTGCCTTTGCTCAATTGAACCAGTAACTAGTATATCTTGAATTGTTATTGTTGTCCAATCGCTGGACGTACGATTTATTCTACCATTACGTTGGACAGAAAGTCCAGAGCTCCATGGCTGGTCATAGTTTACCAGAAGATTAGCTTGAGGTAAATCAACGCCATAACCACCTGCGTCGGAACTAACCAGTACGCGAACATCAGCTCCCGTTTGAAATCTGACCTTGGCATCTTCTTTTTGTTTTGCATTCATCTCTCCTGTATACGCCACTGCTTTAATATTATTTTTCTCAAGCTCTTTAACTATAGAATCTACAGAATCTAGGTAAGAAGAAAATACTACTGCTTTGTATGAATCTGCGATATTTAAATGTTCTTTAAGATAAGTAACAGTATAGTCCAGTTTATTATTCCTAGTCAAACCAGTTAATAGTTCTCCTAAAGAGTGGATGTACATACTGCCACCAGTTTGTTTCTCAAAGTTAGCTGCGCTTCTTATTAGCGATGCAGGACTGGAACACAGCATTCGTAAGGCACTAATTCTAGACATGATTTGCCCCCGCAGTTCATTAGCTGGGTCACCTGCATCAAAAGCCTGTCCATAATGGGCCGCAAGGTTAAAGTTTGCACCAAACATCTCTCTAGCATCCATTAACAAACCGTATAAGTCTTCAGATATATGAGTGTATACTTTTGCCGAATTACTATCTAGGTTTACTAGTAGAGGCTCTCGGTACACCGCATCTGGAAGATAAGGCTTCACATCCTCGTCCTTCTGAGACTTTCGTACAGAGTGCTTGACTAATATATCGTGTAGAGTCTGCAAGTTTCGATATCTCTGCACTCCACCAAAATAATTTCGTACAATAAACGTTTTATCAAACAAATCAAACCGACCAAGAACCTTAGGGTCAATAAACTGCATAATAGAGTAAATCTCTTCTGGTTTTCCGTTCTCAATTGGTGTGCCAGTTAAAGCAAACCTAATAGGAATGTTCTTAGAAAGGTCTTTAACCTTCTTAGCTCGCTTAGCTCGGAATCCTTTAATAGCTGTTGCTTCATCGCAAACCACAGCTTCAAAATCAAAAGTCTTTAAATAGTCCCAGTCGTTAACTACCTGTTCGTAGTTCATAATAATATAATTGTGCTCTCCAGCAGTTTCATACTGTTTAAATCGCTGAGTAGGTGTGCCGTCTATAACTATGGCTGTGGAGTCACTGAACTTCTCAATCTCTTTTTGCCATTGATACTTTAAGCTAGCAAGGCAAAGCACAAGAGTAAGTTTAGGTTTTAGGGCTTCAATAGCCGCAATAGTCATAGGAGTTTTTCCTAGACCCATTTCATATGCAACAAGAATACGTTGCTGAGAAACCATTTTTTTAACGGCTTCAGTTTGGTACGGTTTCAGTGTCCCTTTGAACATATGCAGATTCTCCAAGTATTGACGATTTAGCGGCTGCTATTCCCCAAATAATCTCTTCATCTGACAGTTCACCTGGGTCTTTTGCTCCACTATAAGGATAGCTGAAAAAGAACAGATTTAAACCGTATTTACGAGCCATCTTACGTAGCTCCTCGGATGCTTTATAGCCTGCAGCGTCTCTATCAAACGCAGCAATAATTTTGTCTGAGCGTCTAAGTAGTTTTACTTGGTCTTCTGAGATTGATGACCCGCAGATAGCCACCGCTCCAGTAACTCCAGCACTAGCCAGACGAGCAGTATCAAGGGGAGACTCAACAACAATAACAACATCTTCATTTTGATTCTCTATTCCAAATAGTGTCCTAGACTTTTGTAATCCTCCGGGACGGTTGAAGAACGTACGGTGTACAGTTCCTTTTTCTTGCCAGCCCATCAACTTATTGTTCTCTGGCTCACGCAAAGGTAAAATCCAAGTAGCTTTTTTCTCATCCCACAGAATGCCATACTGCTCTGCAACCTCAGGAGTAATATTACGTTTAGCTAACTCTTCAGCTGGTGGAGGAACAAACACAGCAAGACGTGCCTCTGACATCTCCAGCGGTTTAGGGATAGCTTCCATGCGATTTGGTAACGACTGCACCATCTCAAGCAACTTCTCAATAGGAATCTCAGAAACCTGAGACAACCAAAGACGAGCAGCTACATAATCGTATGCATAGTCCTTGCCCCAGACATCCTTGTAGAACTCATTCACATCGCAAACAAGTTGCATCAAGTTACCCTTGTATCCACAAGAGAAACAAATGTGCATACCAGTCTCGGTGTTAATCCACCAAGACGGAGAATTATCTACACGCCCAGTACGAGCATGATGCATAGGGCACAAAGCATGAGACTCTACACCACGTTCATCATGCTCAATACCAAGAGCATCAAGAACTAAAAGGATGTCAACTAGCATTAGTATTTACCTGACCAAGGAGTACAAAACTTACAAGCACCAGCTGCACTCTCGTCATGGAAACAACCCGTGTCCCACTTCCAAGTAATCGATGTCTCCGATGGAGGACAGTTACGAGCCTGCACAACCTTCAAGATACGAATCTCATCATCCGCCTCAACAGGCTCAAGACCAAGAATAACATCCGAGTCCTGGAAAAATGATGATGAATAACCAATTGAGTCAGCTGACACCTTGCCACCCTTCATCTTCCACAACAATGTTTGTGTTGTAACGATAACCGGAATGTTAAGCTTTTGAGCCACACGCTTCAATGCACGAGTAATATTAGTCAACGCCTGAGGTGTATTAGCATCGCCCGTCACCTGGTCCATCATCAAATAGACACCATCCACAAAAAGTACGTCCGGCTTGAGCTGCTCTGCCTTAGCGACAAGTGAATCTACTGTCAGACCGTTTACAGCGTCTACCAGATGGAAAGGATGCTCAGTCTTCATGTCATCATAAAGCTTCAAAAGACGAGTCTCTTCAGTTGAGTTCAACTTACCGCGACGCAAACGACCATTAGAAACGTGTGCACGCATCGAGTCATGGCGTTGAGACTGCTCATGGTTATTCATCTCAAAAGACTGGAACATAGGCACCAGACCCGCTGCATGGACGTTTATGGCCATCTGTAGGGCAATCTGTGACTTACCAGTCTTAGGAGGTGCAATCACAGTAATAAGCTGTCCACCCTGCAGTCCTGCAGTAGCCTCATCAATCTTTAGGAAGCCAGTAGGAACACCCAACATCTTGGCATTTACTAGCTCTTCATACTCTAGCCAACGACGGTCAGGGTCCTTGCTGAGGTCAACGTGAGTAGTACCAATAACACCCTGCTCATTCACAAGAGCAATAGCTTTAGACATCTCTGTCAAAGCTGACTCGTGGTCATTGCTGTTTAGTGCAAGAACGACGTCTTCAACGCTGTTACGAGTTAAAGTACGACGACGGAACTCAACCATCTTGTCAATCAAATAGTCAAGAGTATCTTCTACAACTAGAGTCTTGAAGTTAGGGAAGTTGTCGTTTACAGCTACGGCTGTAGGAACCTCACGGTAATTGGTGTAGTGTTCACGAACAAACTTCCACACACGGCGCAAGTCATCATCAACAATCCAATCATCTTTGATTCCACGCTCTAGTACAGGGATAATGTCCCTATCAATAATAACCTTGCTAACTAAACGGTACTCGTTATCTGCTGCCATTTCATCCTCCTATAAGTTTTGTAATTCTATACCCCATGACCCGTATCTTGCAACTCGGCCTGGTAAATCTATAACGCCTTTTAAATTACCTCTATATGGTAACTCAGAAATAAAGTCATCAATATTGGCATATAACTCAGCATAATTAAACGGGTTTCCTCCCCGCCTGTCAAGTCTATCCATAATTGAATCAAGATGTTCTTGGGTCCAGTCATCTGTTTCAAAGCCTGCTAGTTCTACTGAAAGCCCAAATTTATTAGCCAGTATCCATAAATGGGATAGTGACTGGTTGTTTAGTTTGCTGACCTTGCGGCTAGTCGAAGACCTTAGAAACTTGCGTGTTTCCTCTATCTCCGACTCAGCCACAACATCAATTAGTACTATGATACGTGGCGGAGTTTCATTAGAAATATCTCCGCCCCTCATTAGTAGATTACTTCAATCTTTGCGTTGTTAATAATAAACTTACGGAAAGACTCAGCATCATCCATTGCCTCTAGAACTTCGTTATCAGCAATTTCTTTTGAAATCTGTACTGCGTAGTGTCCGCCATTCTTCTTCATGTGGTTCTTAACAAACCTAGAGTGCTTGCACCCATTGTTTGATGAAAAAGTGTTGCAATTACAACGGACATTTTCTGGTGAATCTTGACTAATTTCAACTTCATAAATCTTGAAAGTTGTTGGTTCTAGAAATATCTGAACTGTACGCCAATTGTTATTCATTGTATCTTCCTTTACTTTTTGTTTTTACGTAGGTCTTGACCATCAATACGAACACGAGTGAATGCTTCGTGAGCAAAACTACCCATTGCTGCCCCGTACTGTGCTGTCCAATCTTCACGCTTTACGTTTGTCGTGATGATTGTTGGTAGAGCTTTATCATAGCGGGAACGAAGAATCTCGTCAAATGAACTGTCGTTGTAAGTAGAGCCGTACTCTTTTCCAAGGTCATCTAGTACAAGAACACGGACATTTAGCCAGTCTTCTTTGGCACGGCCATGGAAACCCTCCATCTCACGGTATAGCTCTTTACGAAGCTCACCCTCAGCATCCATGATTGCTTTCTTACGAGATAGAAACTCTGGGAAAGTCATGTAATAAATCGGACGAGACTGCATACCGAAAGTCTCTGGACTCATAGCCAGTACTTCCCTAGCCTCGTCCTCGTTGTTTGACAGATTACGGATTAGCTCCATAAGAGTAACAACAGCATGTGTTGTCTTTCCTAGTCCTGGGCCACCATCAAACAGTAGTCCAACACCCGTCATTCCTAAGCCACCAATC